TTGAGCTTGGATGTCTTCCGGTGGTGTGTAACCATGTCCACCGGGTTTATTAATTATATTATTATTATAAGAATCAGTAATGTAATATACATATTTAATTATACATTATTAGTTAAATACGTCCACCTGTGTGTGGTCGGCTCAACCAACCCTAAATAGGGTTCAAGGCCATTATGTGCAAAGCGTCCAAAAATTATTATACAAGCGAAAAAAACAAAAATTGTTGTCGTAACCATATACACATAGAACTAGTTTAGCTTAATTAATTCCACCAGCGCTCAACCGGTGTGAAGGACTTTTAATGTCACCGTGACAGTTCAACCTCTAATCAAATTGCATGATCAGAGGTTCCTGGAGGGACGATTTCTTCGGTATCGCCTCCAGGAAACCCAATTTCAAGTCTTCATAATCAGGAAGACTACCGACATACTGGGCAATGTCGGGCCGGTTTTCCAGCAATTCAAGCAATTGCGGTCTTCGCACATCGAAAACCTCCTTGCCATGGTGGAAAAATTCTCTATTAGCAGAATGTATGGCACTAGCTGCAATAATTTCCGGTAAGGTTTCAGAACCTTTCCTCTTCATCATGTTGTGCAGAGATTTGGAAATTGAAGCTAATTCTATTGGTGCGAGGTAGTATCCAAGTTCTTCAGACCATTTAAAGCCTCTTTTCAAAAAGGATACTTCCTCGAATGGCATACTCTTACGAGTAATGACTTTCTTATCAGCAGTCGTATAAGTAATACCACATTCACCCAAAATTCTTCCAATGTCATCCATACCCAGAGTCTCATCTGGGTGGAATTCACCACCATTATCGTCCCCATAACAATTTAGAGAAATGCGTTGATCAAAATCAGGCACATTCTCATCATTCTCGTGGTGCTTGTAATATGCGTAACGCATATACAAGGCATTGATCACGTTATTAATTATAACAGTTAGGGGATGTCCGGATGGATTGGAACCAAAAATCATAATAAAAATACCATCATACTCGTACAACGGTTGAGAAATTTCAGTTGCAATCCCCCGCATGATGCGAATAAATCGATCGCACCATTTTGCGCACTTGGCGACTTCTATTAAGACGTCAAAAGCACGCATAATTGCCTCAATGGTAGCTGTCTTATCGAAAGCTTTATAATCACCATCAAAGCATTTATGACCACCGAACTTTTTAAGGCGCAATGCCAACTTGCTCCACTCTTTGCTGGTCGCATTCACACCTACCGCACACTCAAGTTCAAAATTAGAGTTTTGAATCATGCGAACAATAGGTAAATAGTACTTACGCACCAATAAAGTAAAGGCAACCTCACAACCAGCAAAAACACGAATTTTATCTTTAGTGAATTTGGTAGGCTCATCTTTGAGGTTGGCGCGGAAAATAGTGTTAATTCTCCGACCTTCAGCAAGTTCATTCTCATAGTGATCAACCCACTCCCAAACTTCAGGATCCGTGAATTCCATAGCAACAGTTATGCCTGGATATTCCTCATCAGATGGAGCCATGAAGAATTTCTTTGCTTTATTAAGCGGAAATCCCATCGAAGTATTCATATCAATTCGATCGACGGAGTTAACGCCATCTACGCCGTTAATAACCACCTCACGAGGATAAGGCTTAATTAAAT